AACCAAAAATCAGTATTTCTAATCATACCCCCTAAACTATCTTCGTTATATAAGTTCATAAACGATTTAGGATCTAATGCTGGTACTCCTGTTTTAATAGATTCATCTAATAATATTTTATCGTTTACATCTAACATGGGTTCAGCTAAATCCATAATCGTAAAGTTTTTACGTAAATCTGCTTCAGTCATTACTATTCTTGAGTAAATAACGTTTTCCTTTAGTTTTTTACCAGCTATTTCAAAAATATCATCTAATACAAGGTGTTGGGTTTGCAGTTCAGGGAATAGTTTAAATAACTTTTTGGGTCCTAATCCTTTTACTCCTGCTACCTTATCGGAAGCATCTCCCATCAATACTTTATATAGAATAAAGTTTTCAGCTTTCATACCAAACTTTTCAACTACCATAGCATCAGTATAGAAGTTTTTTTCAATAGGTCTATATACGATTATATTATCGTTTACTAGTTGTAAGAAATCTTTATCGGATGATACTATAATACTACGCCCGTTGTATTCTTTGTCTATAACTTGTGCTAAGTGGGCGATTACATCATCGGCTTCAACTTTAGCCATCGATATTACTTTAACTGGTAGATGTTTTAGGTACTGTATTAGTCTTACTATTTGGTCTACCTTAGCATCATGTTCATCTCCTACCGATTCAAATACCTCCCAGTTTGTTATTCTTTGTATGTTCCTACCCGATTTATATTCGGGGAGTAGATTCTTCCTATTAGTGGATGAACCTACCCCATCGAATATTACATAAACAGATGTTGGTTGTATTTGCCGTATTAAGGCTCCTAAAGATCTTAAAAAACCTCCTAAACCACCAACGTGTATACCTTGTGGGTTAACAGCATTGATCATTGCGAAGTTTCTAAAAAATAGATTTAAACCATCTATCATTAGTACTCTATCAGTTGAGGAGGGATCTAGTACGATCCCATCCTCTTGAACTTCGTCCAAGAGGGATTGTAGATCTTTATTCATAAAATTTTATTTATTGTGGTTCTTGTTCAAACATCCCCATAGGTGATGCTGAAACATCTTCTTCAACTATATCAAACTCTTCACCACCTAATTGGGCAGCCCAACTTTTAGCAAAGTCGGTTTTATAAGTTTTTAGTGCTTTTTCATCGTCATCAATAAAACCATGTGGGGTCATAATAATACGACCTCTAGTTGTTACACCGTTGATATGGTTTTTGTCGATTTGAAGGTTTACACGTTTAGCGAACTCAACTTGTTTACCATCTTTAATAGCTTTGATTTTTGAAGTACCAGCGTTTGTGATATTACCAAATGTAATAACTAATGTTGAATCATACCACATAGACATACCACCTTTATTTTCCATTTTGGGTTGACCCATAGGAGAAGCTGGTTTTGATGTCCATACTTTATTGATACAAACTAAGGTATTAGTATAAGCAGATGATTCTTTACGTGATAAAGTAATACGTTGATTAACACCGTTACCAAATTGAGTTGACATAGCACCTGCGTTCCATTCGTTATTGTTTTTCATAGATCTGATAGACAATTCACATGGTACCGACCCAATACTATCCCATAAGAATAATAAATCATAAGGTAAATTACCTTTCTTTTGCTCATCTATTAAGTCTAAAATAAAACCTGCTACACCTTCGATAGTTTCAATGGTTTCACGATCAGCGTATAGGAAATTACCTTCGTAATCTACTACCTCACCATTTTTATCTTTAATCTCGTTAACTTGAAGACCCATTTTACGTGCATGTTCCCAATTCCATTTCATCTCAGTGATAATGAATACGGGAAGTATTTTACGTTTTTGAGCTTCAACAGCAGCTTCAATAAGTGCTGTTGTTTTACCAGTATCAGAATGTCCTCTTAATAACACAATATGACCCATTGGTATACCAGGAATAGATGTTACATCTTGGAATGCTGATGATAATGGAATCCATTGTTGTTCTTTAAACTTAGAGTTAGATGATAATCCTTTTTTGGTTTTGAAAGCGTTTAAGTCAAAATTTGTTTTTAGTTCCTCAGAGGCAGCCTCTGTAAGTGATTTTTTCTTAGCCATTTATTAATCTTCGAATAATGAATCAAATTTATCTGTTTTTGCTACTTTAGACTTTGTTGTGTCCGCTGTGTAGCTACTATTACCTTTTTCCCATGGTAAGTCACCAATATTTTTAGTTGGAGTATCTGCTGTCATCTCAAACGGAGTTGCTAGTTCAGATGAAATAGTACCTTCACTTTGGTTATCACTTTCAGGTTCTAAGTAACGACGTAATGCATCTTTCATTTCGTCAAACGTATACTTTTTAAACTGCTCTGTTGGGTTAGGTTGAGTATTTAACCAAGATTCAACTTGTGTAGCATCTTCACTTAAAGGTGTGTTTTGACGTTTTGCTCTAACTGTTGTTTTATTGTATGAAGTACCTGTTGATTCTGGTCCTACTGTTTCAGCAGTAAAATCTAAACCACCTGTTACATCTGTAAAATCACCAATCTCTTCATCTGTCGCCATCGCTAATAACTCAGTATAAATCTGTTGACCAAATCCCCATAATCTAACTCCTTTATCTTCTTCACCTCTTACTACTACAGGTGCGAAAATACGATTTTTAGCTCTTAACTTACGAGCCAACTCAAAGTTTGATTTGTCGTTTGAATCATATAGTTTTTGTACAAAGTCAGCGATTGGATCTTTATCACCTGTGTTTTGTGGGGAGATCATTACCTTGTTAGTGATACCATAATAGAACTTAAGTTCAGAGAATGGATTATCTGGTGTGTACATGGATGGGACTAAACGAATTTGTTGTTTCCCTACTGTTGGTTTCCAAAAGATAGTTGTGTAGTCTTTCTTCTCACCTGTGTTACGATTTTGAATCGTATCTAATTTACTTTTTAATAAATCTAAATTCATATAACTATTATTTAATGTTTATGTATGTTATAATATACAAAGGCTCCCTATGGGAGCCTAATTATTTACTATATTTCTATGATTCTATGTATCTTGGTGTTGAGTTGCTTTAACTCGTTATGTTGAGTTAATAAGATACAATTTCGATAGTGTTGCCAATCAACCTTATACTTAGTGTCGACAACACCTCCGTTTAGTTTTTTAATCAACTCGTTTAGAGCGTTAATAGTGTATAGTGTATTACTATCCTTTTTACGATGTACCAAAATAGTATTTTCTGGGATAGATGTTACATTACCATGATCTATATTATAGCTAATAACTAAATCATCAGTTCCAACTATTTCTAGTGAAAATATTTTATTGTAAAGTATATTGTAAGTTGAAGTAATATTCGAAATTAAATCGTCTATTTCATCACGGTTCGTAAAACTAACTAGTAGTTTATTATTATAACCCATTGTTATGTCCTCTATTGTATTGTAATCAAAACCATTATTGGTTGATTTGTTATACATATGGGTATCGTTATTCAAAATTGTAGTCATAACCTTTTGTTTTACTGGTGTTTAAACCATAATTAGTAAATATATGTTGGATATCATCTATAATATCCTCTTCCTTGTTGTAATCTATTAATATGCTATCGTAAGTGTATAAAACTATCTTGCTTTTCTTACCCTTTAATATACGAAAAATATCCCATAGAGCCAAAGTGTTTTGAGACGTCTCATAGTTTTGAAGTAAATAATTAAATAGTTTATTGCTATTCATATTTTCTAACTTATCCCTATAAAATCTATATTGGGATATAGGGCATTCAATATAACCTTCGTTTTGAAACTGATACCATAGTTTATCCATAAACGTTTGTAAATCTCTAAAGAAAGGTAAATCCTTATATTCTTTAAATATACCTCCATAAAGTTGTTTAAACGTTAACTCTTTAGCTTTATTCCTATCCACGTTATACATTTCCGCAAAGTGTGTATGAATATCAGGGGTGGGAAAAGTAAAATCAATAAGATTAGCTGCAATACTAGGATGGTAAGCAACAACATCAAGCTCAATGAATTCGTCGTTTTTAGGTATAAAGCATCGTCTTTCACCATTTTTCTTATTAAGTGCTCCATAATTTACTCCTTTAAATTTATTTGATGGTCGTGTAGTAGTTGTGTTGAGGTTGTATTGGGTGTAAACGATATCTGCTTTGGTATCGTAAAAGTGTTCACTGAATAATTCGGGATTAATACTGATCCCTGACCGTTCGACAGCGTTGAATACCACGCTTGTTTTGTTGTTATAAAACTCATAATATGGCGTTTTTTCTTGTTGTATTAGTGGTTTAACTGCGTTGTATATCGATTCACACCACTCGTAATGTTTTACTAAAGGTATTAGTGTATTTACGTTGTCTAACTTATGGTATTTACGATACATGATATCGTAAGTTGGGATATTTGGTAACTCAATATTATTAGGGGGTAGTAAAACGTCTTCTAAGTTTTGGAGAATAAAATAGTGAAGGAGTTGTTTTTTATTCTTACAATATAAAACGTCAAACTTTTGGAGGATTTTATAAACCCAATCTTTTTCGACGTTTATGGATTCGCTATGTGAGGTACATAACATAAATCCTTTTGTTGCTTCTAATGGTCTAATGTAAACAGCACATAAATCATTTATGGCTGGGTGTATTTGGTCGTTATTTGATATGATTTCAATATACGCCTTTTTATAACCGCTGTTATAAAACGTTTTAAGTTGCTCTAAATCCTCTATTAACCAATACATTTATAACCTTTTTGTTTAATCCAATATACACTATTTTTTTGGATAAACAAACTTACCTTTGAATGAGTTTACAAAGCCTGGTAGTTGTTGTCTATTTTGGATATTTTTAGCTGTATTAAAGTTTGCTTTAAATACCTCATCATCGTTTCCTTCCAATCTCCAGATCATAGTAATAGGAGTATATAGTTGGAATAGGATTTCGTTAGATTTATTTGTTAGTTTTTGAAATGTATCCTCTGATATTTCAAAATATACTTTTTGATTGGATTTTTTAGTAAAATAACGAAATGCTTGACCTAAATCTAAATCACTTTGAGTTAGGTTAAACATAGATTGTTTAGGTAGTTGACCTGGTTGTTTATTTAATATCTTTGATGGATAATTAACTGTCCACTCAGTGGTTGGGTTTAAAGGGGTTTGTTCTACTGGTTTACGTATGGGGGAAAGTTCAATAATAGGTTTATCATCAGGGGTTTTACCACTAAACACACTACCGTTTGATGTTCTCCAATAAGATCCAACATAGGGTAAACCATTATCCGATCGTGTAAATTCCCCACCATTCGAAAATAGATCTGTTTGTATTTGTGATTTAGGATAGTATCTCATTAATTATATGTTAATTGTTTGTAAGTCCCGCCTCTATAGCTATTTGTGATGGTGAGTCAAAAAGACCAACTGGGGTAGGTTGTACATTATCAGGAAGTGGGCCAAATGCTGATGAATACACTGGGTTACGTCCATTATCCTTAGGTTTACTTATAGCATTTATGGATGTTACCCAACCACTATTATCTATCTTATGATTTAAACCCATAACTACAAACTCTAAGGTTTCACCATAATTAGGGGGTAAAAACTCTGTATTAATAGATAACTGGTTGTATATCTTCATACCGGACATACCAGCTATATCTAAGGAAAGTTCTAAAGGAATAAAACCTATATTTGAAGATGGGGATTTTGTTTTTTTAAATTTTGCTTTATTCTCTGTATCAATATAATTTTTAAAT